CGACTACATCGACCTGGAAGCCGGGAAGACGCTGGCCGCCGAACCCGGTCGCGTGTACGACATCGCCCCGGCGTCGGGACGCGTCGTCCCCGAGGTCCCCGAGCCGTGGTTCATCCCGGTCGGTGACGAGGCGTGGGACCAGGCGCGGGCCACGCTCAGCGAGGCGCTGAGGGCGCTGGATGAGGCGCAGGGCGAGCCCGAGCCCGAGCCTCAGGCGACCGAGGATGCGCCGACCGAGTAGGACTCCGCAAGCCTCTCCACGTCGCGGCGGCGGAAGCGCTTGTGCTGGCCCGGCTGCTCGAACGGCAGGATGCCTTGCGCACACCACCTGCGGACTGTCTCTGTTGAGACGCCTAGCAGATCGGCGGCCTCGCCCGTAGTCAGGATCTCAGAATCATGTGCGGCGGCCCTACGCTCCCTCTTCCGCCGGGCGCGATCCTCCCGGTTCGCCTGCTCATAGCGCTGTCCCGATTCCCGTACGCAGTGCCGGCAGACCCGCGCCCCGGTCGGGTTGATGTAAGTGTTCCCGTCGTCATAGGGCAATCCGCAGGTCCCGCAACAGGTCTTGTTCGCATGTCCGTTCCTGCCGTGCCGCTCGTCCCGGTCCTCGCAGTTTTCTACCGGAGTCCCGTAGATCAGGTTCCCGCCGAGCGCCCTGGTCTCTTCCTCGTTGCCGGGTGCCCAGTGGTTATTGGCCGGGTTCCCGTCTAGGTGGCGGACTTGCTGGCCCTCGGGACACGGGCTGACGAATTCCCGCATGACGAGCGTATGCCCGGTGACATTCCAGTGCCTGCCATCCGCACCCGAAAGGCAGAAGCGGGTGTAGCCGTCCTCGTTGACAGTCCCCGCCAGGAACTTGCCGGTCTTGATGTTGTGGACCCGGCCATGGCTGCTGACCTGGTAGTTCGTCCCGAAGTCAACGGGCTTCCAGAGTTCTTGCATCACACCGTCAGTATATCAGCATTTGGCTCTCAGCGGGCCGAAGAAGGGTGGCGTGTGGTCGCTCGGTTCATTCTCGGGATTTCACTTGAAAGGGAGGGCCTGAAATGAGCCTCGGGGGACCAAATATATATCCGGGCGTACTCACGTGGATGGGGGTGGCGCGTGAGCTGACGGCTGGGACGCCTGTCGTCCCTGTCATCACCCAGCCGCTTGAGCAGAATTCGTTCGAGCCGGAAGACGTAATCAAGTTTCTAGACGACAAGGCGATCAGGGGAAGCGAAACTGACCTGTTCTACAAGACTGCCGGCGTCGCGTCGGGAACGCTCTCCATGGGCGGACCCAACTTCCTCGACTCGCACGGGTACTTTTTTGACAACGTGTTCGGGGACCTGTCCACGATCGGGTCCTCGCTCGCGAACCCTGCGACGGTCTCCGGGACGATCCCGGTCGGCGGCACCAACTGCACCCTCTCCGCCGCCCCCCCGTCCTCGTACACGGCCGGGGCGACCATCCAGATCGGGGCATCAGCGACCGCCGAGGTCGTCATCATCTCCTCGACCGCCGTGAGCAATGTCGTCAACTGGGGAGCCGGCACCAACGCCTACCCGCTGAGGTTCTCCCACGTCGCCCCGACCGTGCAAACCTGCGGTACGCCGTACACCCACCGCTGGGCCGCGCTCAACAGCCCGCTCGGGTACGGGGGGGCGTACGGCGCGCAGCCGCCCACGCACACCCTCACCGATGTCACGAACCTGGTCAACACGTTCACCAGTGCTTCTTACGGGACTATCGCGACCTCAACGTACGGGGCCAGGCAGTACCCCAGCGCGGTGCTCAAGAGCATCGACTTCAGCGGCAACGCCGAGCAGCTCCTCAACGTGAAGTTCATGGGCGACTCGTGGCTCTCCGTGATCGCCGGGACGGCGGTCACGAACGTCACCACGAACTCCAGGCCCATCCCGAACTGGAACACCACCGTCGTCCTCGGCGGCAACACGATCGCCTCCACCGGCACCTACGCCGGCATCGGGAACTTCTCCGTCAGCTACAAACGGCAGACCCAGGTGTACTGGATCGTCGCCGGCACCCAGACGCCCTACGTGATCGCCCGCGGTCCCCTCACCGCCGACGGCCAGATCGATTTCGACCCGGCCAACAGTGAAATGCCCCTGGACCTGATGCTGCTCAACAGCCAGGCCCCCCTGTCGATCACCACGACGAACGCGGGTATCGCCAACGCCGGGACACCGTTCACCATCACGTTCACCATGACCCAGGCCGCGATCACCAAATCGAAGATCATGCGGAGCAAGGCCCTCGTCGGCTTCGGGGACACCTACGAGGCGGTCGCTAACGCAACGGATACCGGTGGCAGCGGAGGGTTGGGGCCGGGAACGATCACCCTGGTCAACAACACAAGCGTCTATTGAGACGAATACGAAAGCGAGCCGCGCATGCCCCGTATCGAACTGCCCAGCAAGCAAGCCGACGGAACCCCCAACCACGTGGACCTGAAAGAACCCGACGACTTCCTCGCGGCGGACCTGTTCGCCATCCACCGCGCCGTCCGGGTCTCCACCGGAAACGACGCCACGTTCTCCCCGAGAGAAGTCGAGGACGACACCGTCAACGCGTTCCTCGGGTTCGCGATCACCGCATGGTCATTCCCCGCCCCGATCCCGGCGCAAAACGGGGTCGTCGCAGCTGACGTGGCGATCGGCCGGGTCATGCGGGCGAAAGACTGGGCGGTCCTGCGGGACAAAGTACGGCCCCTCATGGATGAGCTTGAGGGCATTGAGAGGGGGGACGACCCAAAACAGCCGCCGGCAAGCTGACGAAACTGTTCCTGTGGCAGTACCAGAAGCGTGACCCCAGGTTCGCGCCGGACCCGCCGGAGGGTTTCCCGGCGGAGATGATGCTGTACCGCCGGTTCGCGAAAGCGTACCAGTGGGCGCCGGAAACAGTGCGGGGGCTGCGGCTCGATGAGCTGTTCTGGCTCCCGGTCATCGAAGAAGCCGAGGCCGCGGCGGTTGAGCAGATCCAGGCCTTGCAAGACAAATGAACAGGAGCCGCGAGTGGCCAAAATAATTTGGCATTCATGTTCCCCTTGGTCACCGAGCGGTTACGGGACGCAAACAGCCGTCTGGACTCAGAAGCTCGCCGAGATGGGCCATGAGGTTTACATCTCGACCTTCTGGGGATTGGCCGGAGCTGCGACCATGTGGAACGGCATCACGGTCCTGCCGGGCTTCGGCGGCCAGTACTGCAGCCCGTCCCTCCAGCAGCACGCGAAGCACATCGAACCCGACCTCGTGATCACTCTCGGGGACGTGTGGGTGCTCGACCCGAACGTGGTCAGGGAACTCCCGGTGGCGCACTGGCTGCCGTCGGATTGCCGGCCCATGAGCACAGCGGACCGGCAGGTGGTAGAGGCGGCGGGCCCGCAGCTGATCGCCATGTCCCGGTTCGGGCAGGCCAGGTTCGCCACGGAGGGCATCACAGCGCATTACGTTCCCCACGGCCTGGACTTCGGGACGTGGAAGCCAGCGGAGGACAAGAAGGCGCTGCGGGAAGCGCGGGGCCTGGACCCGGACGCGTACGTCATCGGCGTCAACGCGGCCAACAACGACGCGATAAGGAAAGCCGCGCCGGAGATGATGCTGGCGTTCGCGAAATTCCACTCCACCCACCCGGACGCGGTGCTCGCGTTGCATACGGGGGTGCATCAGGACGGCGGGCAGGACCTTGAGGCGGTCGCCGAGAATTTGGGGATCACGGACCGGTGTCTCGTCGTGGATCAGTACCGGTATGCGGCGGGGCTGATCACGCCCGAGGACCTGCGGGAGTGGTACGGGTGCATCGACGTCTTGTGCGCGGCCACCTACGCCGAGGGATTCGGGCTCCCCATTGTCGAGGCGATGGCGTGCGGCGTCCCCGTCATCACGACGAAATGCAGCAGCATGGAAGAACTGAACCCGGACGGCATCCAGGTGGACGGGGAGCCGTTTTACAACGGCGTCCACAGGGCGTGGTGGATCAGGCCGTCTGTCGCGGGGATGTACCGGGCGCTGGAGGAGGCGTACGAGAAACGCGGCGACGTTGACCCGGTGAAGCTGCGGGACAGCGTGGCCGAATACGAGGTCGGGAACGTGGCTAAGAAGTACATGGGGCCGACGGTGGATGCGCTGCTAGAGCGCATGAAGCGGTTAGAGGGGAAAGTTGAGCCGACCGAATTCGCCGTGTAGCTCGCGCGCCGCGGCGTCGTAGGCGCGGGCGGCATCTTCCTCGCTGGCGAACAGTCCAAGGTAGTAGTTCTTGCCTTCGTGCATGATCTGCGCGTGCCATTTCCTGCTTTGCTTGTTCCAGTGGACCCCCTTGTATTCGCTGCTGCTGTTCCTGTAAGAGTCAGAGTTCCGCTTATTCTGGCCGGTCGTGGCGGGTCGCAGGTTCTTGCGCCGATTGTTGAAGCCTGAACGATCCTTGTGGTCCACTCCTTTGCGGCCGGTCACCAACTGGTGCAGGAGAATCCGGGGTCCGCAAGCCGGTCCCGTCTGGGCATACGCCGGGTTAAGGGACTTATCCAGCCTGACGCGCCAGCGGTACTGATTCACCAGCCAGTAATCATCTACGTCGATGATCGCCGTGTAACCCGTGTACTTCCGGCCGCCCAGCGGGATCTCTATCCAGGCATCTGCCATCATTCTTCCCTCAGCATGGCTTGGGTGCGCTCGATCTTCTCGCGGAGTTTCCGCTGGAACGCCGCGTCCTGAGTGCGCGAGCGGATGTGCTCGGCCACGGCGGTACGGATTACCTCTACGACGGGTATCTCATCGACCGAGGCCACTGTCTCCAGCGCTTCGGCTTGGTCGGCGGCGAGCCGGATAGTCATCGCCTTGGAATCTGACATGATGACATCATACCATCTTGGTTGTTCGGCGGATTGATGCTCGCCCCGTACCTGCGTCCCGCCCTTCCCCGTCGCCGCGTCTTGTACCTGATGAGCCCGATGACCTTGTATGGCTCACCTGTCCTTGAGGCGGCGCGGGAGTACCCGTTCGCCGACCTGACTGGCTGTCCGGTTGAGGTGTGGGTGGCCGAGGACATGTACCGCTCGAATCCGGAGTGGGCTGCGTTGTGGCCTCTGGTCCGCCGTCGTGCTGACTGCGCCGTGTTCCTGGACCGGCACGGGTGGGTAGCGCGGGGAGTCCGGGTGGAGGCTGAGGGACTGCTCGCGGCGGGCAAGCGGGTCTGGTGGTTCAACTCCGGG